TTGACATTCTCTTTACAACTTTGCTATAGACAACCCTACTTATTTTGTGGTATAATACTCTCGTATTCACAAAGAACCACACACCCAATCCAAGGATAACACCACATGTCAGTCGATTTCGCAACCTTTCTGTCCGTCGCCCCTCACATTCTCAACTCACGCTTGCCTGTTCTGGTTCGCGGCCGTCACGGAGTTGGCAAATCAGAGGTAGTATATCAGATCGCCGCCGCCCGCGATCTTCCTGTCGTTGAGCGCCGCGCCTCACAGATGACCGAAGGCGATCTTCTTGGTCTTCCTGATACCGCTGACACTGCTATTAACGGGCGCAAGTGTACCACTTGGAACGCTCCAGATTGGCTTGTAACCGCTTGCGAGCAACCCGTGTGCCTCTTCCTCGATGAGGTTGACCGCGCGACAATGGAAGTCCGTCAGGGGCTCTTTGAGTTGACCGATAGCCGTAAGCTCAACGGCTGGCACTTGCACCCTGAGACTCTCATCATCGCAGCCGTTAACGGTGGCGAGCATGGCGCACAATACCAAGTTGGCGAGATGGATCCCGCCGAGCTTGACCGCTGGACTGTCTTCGATGTCGAGCCTACTACTGAAGATTGGCTCAAGTGGGGACAAGACAATGTAAACACTGTCCTGTGGGACTTCATCAACCAGAATCGCATGCACCTCGAACACACTGGTGATTTCGAGCCCAACAAAGTGTACCCTTCACGCCGTAGCTGGAAGCGTTTCAGCGATACCGCTAGCGATGCAGGAGTCTTTGAGGAAGGTGGGGACTCTGGGCTCCTGTTCCACCTTGCGACCGCGTTCGTCGGCTTCGAGGGCGCTGTAGCCCTCAAGGACTTCGTTGATCGCTACGAGTGGCAAGTTACCATTGAGGACATTCTGGACAACGGAGAGGTCGCCAAGACTTCGCAATGGGGTATTAACGACCACGCCGCAATGATTGAAAAGTTCGAGGCATCTGAATCGTTCCGCGAGACTCTTACGGAGAACCAGATCCAGAACCTTGCAGACTACTTCGTCACGCTTCCTTCAGAGGTCGCTATGAAGCTCTGGACGGTCATCGGGGATGTCGATAACATCGACAACGTGGTTGCTATCCACAAGGCTACTGCAACCGATGGCACTCGCGTGTCTGACCACTTGGTGACTATCCTAGGCGGAGATCAGGCATAGGAGCACGACAATGAAAGATAGAAAGAAAAGACGTTACGACATCGGAACATTGCTTATCTGCAATGCGAACAACCAAGCACACCTTATAACTGATTTGCGCGAGCTACCGAAAGCCGTATATGGCACCATCGATGTAAAGCGCCGCGAATATCAGCTATTTGGTCGATGGGGACAATCGCCAAGTCGCAACAAAGAGCATCGGTGGGTCGCAGATGTCGATCTCCGTGTCAAGTATTACATCCCGTAGCCACCCCCACAAGAGAGGACAAAATGAACCAACCACCCAATACCCCAAACTACCCCAAGCCTATGACTGTGGGCTCTCTGGTGCGCCACAAGCGCCTTATCGATAACCCTGTCGGAATAGTGATCGAACACTTTATGTGGGATGGATACGCTGGTGGACTTGAGGTTAAGTTCCTCAAGCCCTACGCCAAGGGCTCTACTGGCACTTGGACAACCAGACGAGATCGCTATGACTCGTGGGAAATAGTCAGTTGACAATCACTTGACAACTTAACTATAGACAGTCGTACTGATTCTATGGTATAATACCCTTGTATTCAGCGATAGGAGCCTTCAATGACCGACCAACCCTTTAACTTGAACATGCACACGGCGCGCCTCTTGATGCGCGAGCCCTTCTTCGCCGCGCTCTCGCGACGGATTGACAAGACAGCTAGCACTCAAGTGCCGACTGCGGGCGTACGAATCAACCCTCATACCCAGCAGTTTGAGTTACTCTACAATCCTGATTTTATGGGAGCATTGAGTGATAAGCACAAGCTGGGCGTTCTGATGCACGAGTTCTACCACATCATCTTTGAGCATGTGACGGGTCGCAAGCCAGCCGATGGACTCAAGCGGATCGACAACATCGCGATGGATCTCGCGATCAATGGCTTGCCCGAAATGAACGGCATGCTTCCCAATGAGGCAAATCCTGGCCCTATCATAGAGGGCTCTACGGAGCCTATGAAGGGTGTCTTTCCTGAAGAAGGGCCCTTTGCTCATCTTCCACCTAGCATGACCTACGAATGGTATTTAGAGGCTCTTAAGAAGATGGGTGAAGACCAGCAAGAGAATGAATCTGGTGAAGGTGGACAAGATGGGGATCCCTTCGATGGCGCAGACTCGTTTGACTCTCATGAGAGCTTTGGAGAGGGCGACAGCACCACGCAGGGGATCGCCAAGGAGCGACTTAAGGAAGCTGTCAAGAAGGCGGCTGAAGAGGCTCAACAGGCGCGTAACTGGGGCTCTGTCTCCTCCTCGATGCGTGAAGAGATCCTAGATCGCATTGCGACACACGTTGACTGGAAGAAAGTCCTGCGTTACTTCATCAAGACCTCTCAACGCGCGGATCGCCGTTCGACTCCTCGCCGCCTCAATCGGCGCTTTCCCCGCATACATCCTGGAAAACGGGTACGTCGTCACGCTCGCATCGCTATCAGCATCGATCAATCGGGCTCTGTTGATGACCAAATGCTCGCCGCGTTCTTCTCCGAGTTGAACGAGTTGGCTTCGATTGCCGAGTTCACCGTCGTACCCTTCGATACTGAAGTTATAGAGAGTACCGTATATGTTTGGAAGAAAGGATCACACCGCCGTACCGAGCGCGTACTTCACGGCGGAACATGCTTCGATGCTCCCACGCGCTACGTCAACGATAACAGCTTTGACGGGCACATTATCCTGACTGACCTGATGGCCCCTAAACCGATTCCAAGCAAGTGTCAGCGCATGTGGATGACCACAAAGCGGTATGCTGACAACCCCTACTTTTCGACCAATGAAAGAATCATCGCCATCGACGTATAGAGTGCAGGTCGGTGACCTCGTGAGAATCGAGGGAACCTATCAGTCCGACATGCCCGACTCAATGGTCGGTCTGGTGATCGAGAGGGAATCGAGAACCATGTGGAGAGTTTGCTTTACTAACGGTATAATCCTGCACATCTGGCAAGGGCACATGACCCCCTTGACAAACACTTGACAACTTACCTATAGACATCCCCTGTAATCTTGTGGTATAATGTACGCACATTGAAACGAACAGGAACCTTATGTACTTTAATAATCCGCCAAAGCCCGCCAATGCCCCCAAACGAACAAGCTGGAAATCTGCGTTTGCAGAGTTGCTATCCAACCCTGCGCTTTCTGATCGCGATCGCGGGGTCGTCAAATCGCTACAGGGTCACTATGAGAGGTCCCGCACGTTGACCGCTGGGCGTAAGTCGTACTTCTACATCATTAAGGAGCGCACCGATGCGGCGGCTGTCGCCATCGCCGAACGCGCCGCTTTGGGTGAAACCACAATGTGCGCGCGTTTGAAGGCGCTCGATTCTCGCATTGAAGATCGATCCTCTTGGGATGCTGGCTTCGTTGAGAGCTTGATTCGTCAAGAGGCTCAACGCCAGCTTTCTGCGCGTCAGGTGGAGACTCTAGAGAAGATCGAGGCTCGCCATACCGATGAGCTTCTCTCGGAGCGTCAGGCGTGGCTCAACGGCGGCTATGGGGCAACCGAGCGCGTACGCATGCGCTTGGCTTGTGAATACTATGGACGCAGTGGTTACTACTCTACTATTACCTCTCGCTTTTTTGCCGATGAGGATTATATGCCTACTAAAGAACACTACGACAAGGTAGTCAATAACAAGTATGCCCAAAAGGTGATCACTGCTTGGGAAGCGCCAGCAAAGTATCCCGTGGGAACACTGGTTACGTTGCGTAGCAATGCGCCCGCTAGCGTTTGGCGCACAATGGGGCCACAAGCCGCTTGTGTGGTGATCAGCGTCAATGAGCCCATCGTTAGCTCTGCCAAGGGCTGTAAACGCTACAAGGTGCTTCCTGTGGGGTCTGCCTTGGTCTGCTTGGTTGAGGAACGCTACCTTAAGATTCGCCGATAACCCATTGCTCACTCTAGTTACTATAATCAACAAATAAAGGAAGTATTTCATGGAAACTCAACTTTCAGCATCAACAACACAGTTTGAGCTATCCCAGCTTGCAGCCGAGAACATCGTTTCACAACTTGTATTCTTCGCAATGCTTCGGGATCCCGCTGCACTGTCCGATCCGCTTTCCCCTATTCAGCTTAAACTTGATGGTGTCGATCAGGCTGGCTCGACGTTAGAGACTGTCCTGTTGCTAGCAACCCAGCGCATGGAGGCGGCTGAAGCATGAGCGAAGTCAAAGCCTTGCGCGAGGCACTAGCGCAGATTGTTGATAGCTACCTCTATCTGACGGATGGTGTGGGAGTCATCACTGACGACGCCTACCTCACCGCTAGAGCGGCTCTTCGCCTGAATGCGGGTCGAGAGCCCTTCGAGAGTCTACCCACGAACACAGACCCCACAGAGACTCAACGCATTGACCCTTATGAAATGATAGGGGAAGTCCCGCAAACTCACAAGAAAACAGCCAACTAGGAGATATACACACAAATGGATAATTATACAGCGATTGGGCGCGCCGAAGGGTTCATTGATGCGACTGAAGAGCAACAGCTTGAAGCATGGCAACACTTGATCGATACTGGCTTGGCTTGGACGCTTCAAGGCTGGTTCGGGCGAACAGCAACTCATTTAATCGAAGAAGGGATCTGTACTGATCTCACAACTAACAAACAAGAGGATAACTAAATATGGCTAAACGATATGACAACTGGTATGTGAGCCAAATCGAGATAAGCCTTGATGCTGAAGGGCGTTTGCAGGGCTATGAGAGCGTTCTGACGGTGCCCGAAGCATCAAAGAGCAAGATAGCGGGTCATAGAATGGCAACGTCTAGCCTGTCGCGATTTAAAGCGATTGGCATTGAGAACATCTTCCTGTGTGAACCTAACCATAAACGCTACTCCAAACTCTTGAGAGAGCAGAATAAAAGAAACAAGGTCAGAAAGATGTCTAAAAGAGAGATTGAAAAGATCATGTCATCAGACCTAAAAGATGAAACACCCACAGCGTTGTGATGAAAGCGGGCGATTTAGCGTGTTACTTGACACATAATTGTGTGCCTGTACTTTTATTAAGGAAGGGCACCAATAACGATTGGGATAGGTGGGACACTTGGATAGTCAGCCTAAACGGTAAAGAGGTGGAAGCATGGAGCCAGAACCTTGTACCATGGAAAGACAGAGAGAAGGAAAACATTAAGACATGAAACATTGGAAACCATGGTTCTATGAGAACAGCAGATTGCCCGCCGCGCTATCGAAGGTCGCGCCGATTGATATATGGGCGATCAGCATTGGCCCGTTTGTATGGTGCAAGGGCACACTAACCGAACGAGACAAGAGACACGAAACAATACATTATCAACAGCAGCTAGAACTGTTGTTTGTTGTACAGTGGGTTTTATATTTTTTGTTTTACGCTATAGCGTTGGTTAGATATAGGAGTGGACTGTTGGCATACTTCAATAATCCATTTGAGGTTGAAGCATATAATAACGAGAATGATGAAGATTATTTATTAACTCGAAAGCGATGGAACTGGATTAGATCCTCGCGAGACTCAAACAAATAAAAAGAGAAGAAGACTAATGAAGTTTATTATTACAGCATTGATTACCATTATTGTATGGGAGAACAGATATACACTTATTCATTTAATAGAAGGTATCAGCTAATGGTTATATTATTATTTGTATTGCTGTTTGTTATAGTGAGTAGTAGATAGTGGTGCATTGTGGTGTAAAGTGGTGTGCAGTGGTTTGTGGGCGTTTGCCCTGTGACTGTATACTTATAAGATAAATGTCGTTTGTTTTTTATATTGTTATATAAATGTGTTAAAACGGTGGTGGGTCTTAGTACTACAACGCCCACAATGTCAAGCACATTCTATTAATGTATTAAATGTATAGCATGCTAACCGCATGCCTGCGTTGCATTAAATGTGTCAGAGAGTAGAGAGAGATTAATAAATGTGTCAGCATGTGAGGAGAGATTGATGACAGTGCGAGAGAAGATGGAAGATGTATTAGCGATTGTGATGGCGGTTGCTGCCTTTTATGTGTTATGGACAGCCGCCGCGCTAGCCGATGCTAGCATTGTCGCGAGCAGTGCAGGGATACATTAAAAGTAGATGCGGCCGCCTGATGTGTTATATGTTATACTTATTATCGCATTATTGGCGTTTGTCGCTTACTCATCACAGCTTTGAGCCGTTACGTCAAGACTTTTTGTAACGCTAGCGCAATAATCGGCAGGCTCGACTGCATGCGTTTTGATTAAGGTTTCCCTTATAGGGAGAGGAATAAAAGTATTAATGTGTCAAGACTTTGCGCGAGACTAAAGATAAAGGAATAATAAATGGATAATATTATGCTAGCGACCCTTGCGGCTGTCGCTTTATTTGTGTTAGCATGTGTGTGCGTCCTATAAATATATTATATAACAGGAGAGAATCGAATGAGATTAAGAGAAAGAATAAAAAGATTAATACATAAACCTATAGACCAATCAACTTCAGCCATGGCGACAGTGATCATCTTCGGTATAGTATATGTATCATGCATCCCTTACTTGCTAGGGAAGAAGACCGCCAAGCCATCGCATGACCCGATAGACTTTTAATGCGCGAGACTTATAATATATATATTTATTGTTATATGCATTGCGCTTGAGACTTATAACATTAAATAACTTTAATACATAATACATTTAACGGGTACCACCCCCTCCCCCCTCCTACCCAGAATGTATGTCTCTATATATGTATTATATGCGACAGGCGTGCTATACCCGTTCGCAATAGCGCCAAGAAATTCGCAGATAAAAAATGCCCCCAAAAATTTTCCAGACTATTTAAGGTATACCACCGCAGGAGTAAGCGAAAATGAAGATTACAAAAACACAACTAACTCAACTCATCAAAGAAGAGATGGGAAAAGTAATGGAAATGGGCGCTGGGATCCCGGGAGGCTCGAGCGACGTGGATATTCTGGTCCAAGATTCTTTAAATGCAATTGTAGAGGAGTACGGAACATCATTGAGGGACTTAAGGGATACTCTCAACAGGATGATAGAAGAAGACGATAATTCTCCTATCGGCGGTACCGAAGGCTATGACGACGACTTTGACGACGCAAACCAGTGGGATATGCCCTAATCGCATACCACCCAGACAGGAGAATACAATGAAAATCACCAAAGCAGATCTTTATGCAGCTGCAGAAGAAGAAGGCGCCAAGAGAAGTTAACGAAGGCTTTTTGCGCGGTAGGTCCTATCTACTACATGGGCAGATGTGTAGAAGGTAAGTATAAACTCCCCAGGGTGACGGATAATAAGTTTATGTGTCCATGCTGTGGGGCTCCGATTAATTGGACATGTCCCGGTGGCCATGGCACGAAGGGCTACGCATATTGTTCCAGGTCTATTAATGCTACACAAGTCTGGAGAAAGGGATATCGTCCTCCTGCGCCATGTGTGTGGAAGGGTGAAGTCCGACGCCTGACGAACTTTAAGGTAGATATCTGGGATGATAGAGAGTGGACAAAGGAAGTGCTCTCCTAGCTTATGTGTTGCCATGGATATTACGCCTAGAAGCGAGTCCCAGTTTGTGGTGGGCGATTTAGTATTCTTTCTTGGGTATTATAAGAATTACCACGAGGCGAACGAATACGGAGTCGTACTTAGTGTCGATGAGCCGGGAGCATGGCAGGAAATGGTTTATCATGTGTTCTGGTTTGATCGTGCGTACTCGGGACAATATTCTGGCGGTCAATTGGTGTTAGTCTATGAGATCGATCCGCAAACGAAAAATATTACGCTCAATAAGTGGTAGCGTGTTGGAAATGCGACTATTTATGAATGTATATGTGATAGGAGTGTGAAATTATGCGGTTGTTCTTGAATGAGTGGAGAAAATTTTTAACCGAAGATAGCGAGGATGGTACGGTGGAAGATAGAGCGTATCGATATTTGATTGATAACGGCGTATATAAGCCTATTGCTCCTGGGGAGGCTATGGTCGACGTGTTTACTGGCACCACTAGTGCAGCGCGGACTGCGCTGTATACAGCGATTGACAAAGGTGTGTTTGATGAACTTGATAGAAATGCGATTGATGATGTCATCGCCAAATTAGATGACATGATTAGTTAAAATACAAGGAAATTTTTTAAAATGAAAATCACAAAAACACAACTCAAGCAGATCATCAAGGAAGAGCTTGAAGTAATCTTTGAAGAGAAACGCGGAAGCCAAGATTTTGAAGGAACATATGGTGTCGACTCTCAAAGTGGCAGGCAAATGGGAAACCTTCCCGGGCAATCTGGAAACACTTATCAACGCCGAACGAATCGTCCCAGCCGCGGTTTTGGCACAGGAGAGATTCACTTTCCTGAAGCTTTGGCTTATTTTAATAAAAAGGCTCAAAAAATAGCAAAATTAATGGCTAGGATGAAATTACTAACGGGAGCGCGCGGGCAGCGTCAGATGCGCGAGGAGTGGGAAACCATGATCGGCGGATTATCTGATATAGCTAAAACAATTGGTGCTAGAGACCCCCTTGAGACACTATACTCAGAGCGCGCGAAAATTGTTCAGCAATACAAAAAAATGGATGTTGATCAGAGATCTAAATTAGAAGTGGAAAACGAAAAAGCAGCTTCAGTGGAAGTGTGGAGGCTGATTGGCTTTATGGTTGACAAAGAGCTACACGACGCTCAATGGTATAAGAAGAAATTCTTTGATAAGCTATTAGACGCAAACGCAGAAATCCAAAATCCAGCAAACTGGAAACCAACAGGGAAGTTTAGAACAGAATTATGAAAATCACAAAACAACAACTTAAAGACATTATTAAAGAAGAGATAGCTGCAGTTTTCGAAGAGGCTAATCGCACTGAAAAGGGAAATGTTACCCAAAAGGCCCGAGAAAAATATGCAACAGTAGGTAAAGACAAGTTTCCTATTTTTGACAAGAAGAGCGCTGAAGCTGCTATTGATCTCCGTGGACATACTTCTAAAAAGAACCAGAAGAAGATTATTAACAAGGCTGCTAAGTATGCGCCAGAAGCTGCAAAAAAGGCTCGTGAAGTCGAAGCAGAAGATTAAACATATGAAAATCACAAAACAACAACTTAAACAGATTATTAAAGAAGAACTTTTTTATGAAAGCCAAGGATCCGTAGGAAATTTTGGTGGTGTTGTTGGGGGCTTGGCAAGCATGCGGCCGGCGCCGCCGACAGAAGACACACCAGACTCGGTGATTCAACAACAAGCCCACGAATTTTTTACAACTTTAAGCCTAACCAGTGATGTAGTGGAAGTCTTGGTGAAGAATATTGCCATTCCAGACTTGGTAGCGCTTATGGATAAAATTCCAAAATTAGACACCGCGGCGGAAAAAGAAATATGAAAATCACGAAATCTCACATTGTCGAGCTTCTTAATGAAGAGCTTACAAAGACCGATAAGTCTGAAATCAAGAAAATGATTGACAAACAGGTCGAAAGTGTGCTAAAATCAGAGTTAAAGAAAGCTTTGGAAGAAGAACTTAGTAAGGCTCTCAAATCAAAAGAGGTTAAGGGTGACGTTGGCGAGATTGCCAAAACCGTTATCAAGAAGCTCTACAAAGACCTCTCCTTCCATCATCCATACATCATCGACAGAATAAAGATTTAATGAGAACATTCAGAGTATACGGACCGAACGCAGAAAAGGGCGATTTCATCAAAGATAAGAGCCCACAGAAAAGATCAATGGGCATTGTAAAGGAAGTTAATTTACTTACAAACATGATGAAGGTCAACTTTCCCAAGCTTGGAAGAGAAACTTGGGTAGTATGGGAAAACCATGGACATTACGTGGTGATATAAACTACTTAAGTTTTCTTAAGGAACCAAAAAAATGTGGTTTAAAATTTTGATAATAACAACGGCCGCATTTTTATGCGGATTTTCTTGTGGTGCTGTTCTTATACAGCCTACAATTCATAGTAATATAGAGCACTCCGAGAGCCATGTTGACGAAGAGCTTTTTATTATAGAAGAAAAAAGCGTAATAACCGTCGCCCCTAAAGATGTTTGCGCGGTTTATGACAAAGAGCTTACCTTTGAAGAAAATATATTAAACTGTTCCAGGCGAGAACCGACACTGTTTAATATATAATAAGTGGATGTTGATTTTCAATCAGGCGATCTTGTCGTCGACACGATAAGCGGCGACTTTGGGCTTCTGTTAGAGAGGTTTGATGTTCTCGAGCATGCGCCAGAGGCGAAGCTTCGAGGAAAAGTATACGCATGGGATATTGTTTGGACAGGGAAAAGCGTAACAAGTCTTAACAAATATACCCCTTATACCGAAGTTGGGCTTAATAAATGTATTAAAGATGGTATTCTGTTATATGTTTCGAGTAATTAGAATATGGATAAACATCTTGAAGATGAGCTTGAAGAGATAACGATTCACACCGGTGATATTATTATCGATCATATTACTGGCTATGTTGGAATAATTTTAAACAGAACACGCAGGATCGACATAGTTGAAGATGATATATATTTCTGGGAAATAAAATGGACTTCGAATTTTACCAACAAGAGGGAACGCGGCGGCGCTAAAGAATTCTTAAATATAAGTGGGTTTTTAGAAGAGGCTACTTTAAAGCTATCAATTTTGATAGGAGCAGTTGAATTACATTCAACAAATGACGAAAACAATGAAAAATAAAGAAAGCTCCCCTATCAGACAAGGAGATCTGGTGAAGGTTAAATACTTCGCAGGTGTTTCGGCCAACATCTACCATGGCGTGGTCGTGAGCAAAAAATTTGATAATGAAAATACGATGTTTCCTTGTATAGATGTGTATGTTTTCGGTCTAAATGATAAGCATCGATGCATGTCCCACCAGTTAGAAATACTATCTTCCGCTAGTTAGGGCCCGGAGCCCCTATATACTTTTGTGGGCACAGTATTACGACGGTTGTTATTTTGGGGAGCAATAATTGCTATACCTGTTAATTTGTTTATTTTTGGGGTAGGGCATTACGTTAATAATACTTCTTTACAAATATTGTCGATTTTAAATATTGCGCTCTTATCTACACAATTTTTTAAGGGAGAAAGAGGGTGATGAAAAAATTTATAACAATACTTGGAGTATTGGGTCTTTGTTTGGGCGGTGCAACAGGAGCGACCGGTGCAAAAATAGAAGTCCCGCGCACAGTGCTTAATGCGGATTATCAAACTCTTCCAATTAGTTCCGGAATGAGCAGGGTGGAGAGCAGAGTAAGAGAGGCGGCGGTAAAGGTGTCAAGATTAGATGGTGGACACGGTTCTGGATCTCTAATTGACTATAAAGGCTCACAGTTTATCATAACAGCCCAACACGTTGCTAACGGTCGATTAGGTACCGTGTATATGATTAGCAAAAATGCTCAAAACCGGATTGCAATCTTAATTCACGGCGATCCCTTGAACGATATAGCAGTGTTATGGTTGAGCCCAGAGGAAGAAGTCGTCGGCGTACGACCGATGCCATGGCGCCCAGTTGATACGCTTCCGCGGGTTGGAACTCGAATTAACTATTCTGGTCACCCTTCTAGCCATTCTTTATTGAGTTTCAGAGGCTCGATTGCTGGTTATGAGACGCACCCAGAAGCCGGCATGCAAATTATCTTAAATGTCTTTGGATGGTTTGGCTCTTCAGGCTCTGTGATTTATAATGAGTCGGGGCGAATTGTTGGAATTCTTTGGGGAGTAGATGTGGATTATTATAGTGGACAACCGCAGGTAAATGAGGGTATTGTCTGGGTAAGTCCTATTCAAAATTTAGATATGGCATTGGCTCTTGCACCTTTGTGTACACAAATACCTGATATAGTTAGCGCCTGTAACTAAAGATATATCTATTTATAGTATCTCTTCCGGAGTTTTCTAATGAATAGTGATAAAGACGCAGAAGTGTGTCCAAATTGTGGCTTGCGTATGCTCGACCCAGAAGTGTGCGATTTTTGTGATTATAGACGTCACGAAGATCCCGATCTTAATAAAACTCTTTTGAGCTTCGCAAAACCTATGGAGAACCATCAGTGAAACTCCTATTTGAAAGGTGGCGAAGATTTTGCACAGACAGGCCTAGATTTGTTCTGATTGAAGAACGCGAGGAGTTTCCCACTATGACCCCCATAGAGGGTCCGGGTAGGCAGACCCCTAGGGCACTCGAAGAACAGTGGTTAAAAGACGCTACAGAGGGCTTAAAACCGTATGGATACTACCCCATCAGGAAGCTTGGCGAGGGACAGTACGGGAAAGTCTATCTTTCGAAGGATTTTAAGACAGAAACACCGATTGCTGTCAAGATTGTCTCAAAAATGAGCGATAAATGGGGACGAGAACGCGACAACTACGCATTTGCTATGGAAAAGGCTGGTTCTATGGACCCTAAATTTGCTGGATATCTACCTGTAGTTTATGATATCAAAGAAGATCAGTACGCCGTATATGTTATGATGGAGCTTTTGGAACCGGCGCCAAAGGAAGTAATCAACCAACTTCTTGCAAGAGATAACTCTTATGATACAGACCCAGACAAAGAAAAGAGGATTTTTGCCTCTGAAGCCGCAATTAATGACCTAATTGACATGGCATTGAGCAAAATGCCCGAGTCACCGCGAACCACGATGTCCCAGACTGGGTTTAAGCAAG